AACACCAATTGAAACTACAGGAGCCGACGTTGGCACTACGACCTCTGAAACCCAGCAAGCAGAAACGCAAGGACAAGAAACAGCCCCAGCCGCAAATGTAGACCTGCTTGACAAATACTTTACGCCCAATTCGGCGCTGCACAAGTTTTATAAGACGTTGCCGGAACTAACTGTAGGTACAAATTACGACAACCCTTCAGCTAGAACAAAATTTGCGCTGGAGGAAGTTAATAACGCTCTTAAGTATGTATCCGAAACGCTACAAGCAACTGGACACCCTAGCATTACTGATGAGTCTCCATCAAAACGTGCATACGCAAAAGCTACTGCAACGCCTGATATTAAGTTTTTGCACAAATCAATTTCAGAATTATCTGGGCTTGGTGTTCGTATTGCTAATCAGGGCATGGCAGTTGCTAAACAGTACAAGGGTAAGAAGGCAGTTTCATATGAAACGCTACTAAAGTCGATAAGCGAATTTGATGCTATGACGGAAAAGCTCCTTGATGAGCTATATTTGTACGGTTTACTTTCTCCAGAAATAGCCGCAGCTTACGAAGAAGAAAAAGGCTTAACTCCAAAACCCCCTGCAACTACTGCTGAAACACCTGCGGCCCCCGCCGAGGCCCCTATTGATACAACGCCATCTGTAGACGAGTTGTTCCCACCACCAAAGGGTGATGTGTCTACTGAGGTTGAAGTACCCAAGGGCATGTTTGAAACTCCCGCCGCGCAAAAGCCAGCAGAAGAACTTGCGCCCCCAACGGAACCAGCAGAGCCTACACCTTACTTTGGTGCTGAAGAAATTAATGCGCTTGGCAAAAAGATTGCCGACATGATTGAGTCCGTTACTAGCGACTTTATGGTCGGTGACATGGTTAAGTTTGGCAATACATCTGGTGTAGTTGTTGGCACAGACGGCGAATATGCTCGCGTGCATCCTGATGGTGCTAAGTCGCCAAAGGCTTATCAACGCTTACCAAAGAAATCGTTAACGTTTATTGCGCGTCCTGACACAACGTCTACTTCAGCAGCCTCCAGATCAGCAGACCAAGATAAGAAGTTTGGTTCTGAGCAAGGGAAACTCAACGCCGACATGGGCGGTCTCATTCAGCTTCTGGGTGCAAACATGTATGCCTCAAGTATTGCTGAAGTTTCCGTTAAAGAACTTTTACAAAATGCGTTTGATGCTGTAAAGGGCGCTGTATCTAGCAAAAAAGACAAATCGTTATACAAGACTGGCAAGATAACTATTGAGATCAACGATAAAGACCGAACAATTACTGTTACTGATAACGCTAGGGGCATGACTCCTGAGATTGTGCGCGATGCGTTCTTTACTGTTGCTGGCTCTGACAAATCTGATCTTGATCCTAGTGAACGAAGCGGTGGTTTAGGCCTTGCTAAGATGGGGTTCATGCTTGGTGCAGAACGATTGATTCTTGATACCGTACGTAATGGCGTACGCGTGCGTGTTGATACGACTGCTAAAGACATTGCAAATAGCAATTTTAAAATTAATAAGTCTCCTGCACCAAAGAACGAGCACGGCACGAGCGTTACCGTAAAGATACCTGAGTACTACATAGACCCAAAGACTGGTGACAAGAAAGACATTTTCTTTTCTAGCAACATCGTTTTCTACGACCCACTAAAAAAACCGCTAATTGGCCCTGTAGAGGTTGAAGTTAAATCTTCTGGCTATAGAGGCACAGATTCACAAATACTTCCAGTCGGCATTAACTTTAAAGAAGATAATTTCCAAAAGTTTAAAGTTGACTTTAGTTGGGGCAGTGCTGATGTTTATTTTGGTAAGACACGTATTCAAGATCAGTACAATATAAAGCACGAGGTTTTGTCTAGTGGGGTATATCAGTTTAATGGTAAATCAAAATACAACCCTACATTCCCTCTATCGCAAACTGAAGCCATCCCATTTGATATCATTATTAATATCAAACCTAACGTAGATGCAAAGCACCCAGACTACCCGTTTGAGAATAGTCGTGAACGTTTTAAAGCAAGATTAGATGAAGATATTGACTCCCAAGATAACTTTAAAAATATTGTGTCAATGCCTCGCATGGACGTTGGCCAAGACATTGCCGACGCAAGCAATAAGCTTCATAAAGCGTTTGATAACCGTGGCACTACAAAGCGTATGGAGCTACCTCCTATGCCTACAGAAGTTAAGGTTGTAGGTACCACAGTTGTCAACGTTAGCACGGGACAAGTGCTTGCAGATAGTGCTAAAAAAGCAGAGAAACAAAAAGAAGGCACGTTTAAGGCAGAACAAGCAGCACCTGACATGAAAGACTTCATGTTAAAGATGGCGCAGAATCCGAGTCAACCAATATTCCATAACAACACTAACATCAACTATATTGAGGTTGGTAAACAGTACGGCAATCCTGAGGTGTTCTTTGCGGAACTTGGCACGCTAATGGTTGAAATGAAAGAGGCGCTTGCTGATAGCGGCTTCTATGGGTACGATGTATTGAAGGCCGGTAACTTATTCTTTGGCGGTATTTCTATCGACAAGGGCTACGGCGGTGTTCATATTAAAGTGCCGTATAAGGCGGTGCTATTAAACCCCTTCTACGACTTTGGTGCTAAAACATTGTTTGGCGCGGCTGAATTTATGTGGGAAACAATGACCCACGAAGTTGCACACACTGGGGCTATGAGCCATGGTGAAGCTCACAACACCCACATGTTAAAAGTACGTCAGTATCTTGCAGACGAGGGTTTACGGGCATATTTTTACGACGCTATCACTGATATACTGCGTCGCCACGAGTCAACATTTACCGCAATGAGGGAAGCATATGGACGATCAACAACGGCGAACACTGGAAAGTCTCTTGACAAATACGGAGACAGTTCCACCTCAGTACAGGCTGGAAACATTAGAAGTAGCGGCCCGGACGAACTGGGAACTGTACCGACAGGAGGGCGACGAGGAGGGGATGGCGATATACGCGCCGCTTCTGAGATTGATTCAACAGTCGGATTCCGTAGAGAAGATTCGCCAGAGTCTGTAAAAGGTCTGCATCAAGATGTTGTTAACGCGATTAACAACAACGATATCAATGGTGCGCTAAAGGCCCCTATCGCGTAACACATCGGGGCTTTACTCAGAACTTGCTAACCGGTTAGCGGAACTAAACCTGCCAACAAGCATCACGTTTGGGCAGACTGCTGACTTACTGCACCGCTCGATGAACATCACTGTTGGTCAACAACAGATTCGGTTGTTTGCGTATTTGGGCAGGCAGTACCCTGATTTGTACGACAAGTATTTCAAAAATTATGACCGTTCCGAGAATTTGGAAAAGGTCTACGCCGGACTGCAGGCTCTCGAAAAGGGCAAGTACAACTTAGACCCAGTCATTGTCGAGTTTAGGGAAGTAGCTAGTACGTTCAACCGCAACATGAAAGGGTTAAAAACTCCGGGCATGTACGTACCTAATCTTGATACTGTCTCTATATCTCCCAATAAAGTATTTGGTTCTAGTAATCAAGTACTGTTACATGAGATTGTGCACGCTGCTACGGAATACATGTTACGTGGTGGCATACCTAACCAAACAACCCGTCAGTATCAAGCGGTTAGCAATTTATACCAGATGTATAAAGATGCTCAAGAACAGCTACCTCCCGGCGACTATGGTTTTACAAACATATTTGAGTTTGTAGCAGAAGTAATGACTAACCCCAACTTCCAAAAGAAGTTGTCAACTGTCTACTACCGTACCGAAAAAGCATCAATGCTTAACTCGATGTATCGTTACATCATGAGCGCGGTTGGCCTTGGTAACTTAGCTGGCGCGGCTATGAAAGAGGTTAATGAGATCATGTCGGCTTACCGTCCAACTGGCGCAGTCAATGCACCATTGCGGTTTGCTAAGAGAATACGTGGGCCAATTAGTACTCCTGACACTTACCGTACTGCGGAGTCTGTAGAAAAAGGTATTCAATATAGGATTACCGAGGCTACTGCTGGCCGCATGACTATTGGCGCAGCAATTGGTGATCTAAAGGATGCGTTGTGGGATGCTAGTGGTTATGCAGCTAGGGCTACCGTTTTGCCATTCCTGCAATTACGTCAACTATCTGAGCTAACGCGCACTCGGTTTCCGCAGATCACCGCTGCTATTCGCATCGTGTCTGAAATGGTTTCCTATCGTGGTAAGAAGCTAAAGCTTGCAGAAGACATTGTTCAAGAGTGGACTAAGGCTCAAGGTGCAAGCCCACAGCAGTCTAAGTTAATGAGTCGCATAATGATTGAGGCTACCATCCGTGGCATCGACCCCGATACTGCGCAAGCAACTGCTTTAAATAAACCATTAGCCGACGCTTGGAACGCACTCGATCCAGAGTTCAAGACTATTTACCGCAAGGTTCGTGACTTCTACGCCGACTCTGTCAAAGAGATGGTCAATGACATGAAGCTAAAGGCACGTGCAATTACTGATCCTATCCAGCGTCAGAAAGTGCTAGATAAGATTGATGAACAGTTTGGCCCTGATAAGCTTGCTTCACCTTACTTCCCACTACGTCGTTTTGGAAACTTCTGGTTTCAGATTGGATCTGGTAACTTTAAAGAGTTCTATACGTTTGAGAATCCAGTAAGCCGTAATCTTGCTTTCTCAGCACGCAGGCGCGAATTAGAAAACGGTAATGCGCAGCAGCGTAAGCTTGCTGGGACTATATTTAAAGGTAACGGCATCTCTGAGTTGTATGGGCGCAACGCCGCAACAACACAAATTCTTCGTGATGTGCAGGAATTAATAGATGGTGTAACAGCTACCGACGTAGCCGGATTGAAGTCGGAACTCAACGATAGCCTTAACCAGTTAATTTATCTGATGCTGCCACAACAAAGCATGCGTAAGATGTTCATTAACCGCAAGGCAATTCAAGGTGCAAGTTCGGATATGCTGCGCGTGTTTGCGCATACCGCTGTACATAGTGCGTATCAACAGGCCCGGTTTAAATACTCTGAGCCGTTCATCAATAACCTTAACAATGCGCGTAGCTACATTCGCGATCTTACCAATCCCGACAAACAAGCGGTGTACATGGACTATGTGCAAGAGGTTGAGAACCGCACAAAGAATGTGCTCGGTATTGAGGACAAGAGCGTAGCCGCACAGCTTGCTGGAAGTATTACTAACTCAGTGTTCTTCTTTGTGCTATCCGCACCTGCTAGTGCATTAGTTAACATTCTTGGTGCTTCTGCAGTAACTATGCCGTATATTGGTGGTCGCTACGGTTATGCTAAGACAAATGCGTTAATGCTAAAGAATCTTGGGCGGTACATGGCAACCGTTCCGACTCGTACGCTCAAGCCCCTTGTTACCGGCCATGTTATGCAAACATCGTTTCCTTCTATTGTAGAAGGTAGCACGCTTAGCCCGCTGCTTCGAAAAGCGGCTGATAAGTTCATTGAAGATGGGGATATCAATATCTCCATGACAAACGACATTTACGATCTGGGCGAACGCCCATCGTCTACATACACTGGCACGGCTAACGTATTTAAGAAAATCTTAGCGGGCCCATTTCATCAAGCTGAACGTATGGTGCGTGAGGTGTCGTTACTAACTACGTTTGAGTTGGCACACGAGAAGTTTTTAAAAGAGCCAAAGCGTGATCTACGTGGTGTCATTGAGCGTGATGCAAACGGCGATCCTGTACCCCGCACGCCTGAAGAAGCGTTTGATGATGCTATTGAAGAAGCACGTGACATTGCAGGTATGACTCTTGGCGACTACGTGCGGCAAATGAAGGGTCGTGTATTCACGTACCCCGGCGTAAACATTGTTATGCAATTCAAGCAGTACGCTATTCAGTCAGCTTTTATTCTGCTACGTAATCACTACCTCGGAATGGCAAGACCATTTAAGTCTTCTGAAATAGCGGACTTCCGCCAACAGCTAGAGTCAAGTGGTATGCCACCGAACATTATTGAGCAACGTATTAGAGAAGCAGATAGATATCGTAAAGAGTTGGGTAATGAATCCTACAGGCGTCTAGCCGGTATTCTTGGCATGACATTCTTGTACGGAGGAATCGTAGCGCAGCCGTACTTCTCAATCGGTCTTGGTACGTTAATAAAGATGTTTGCTCCAGACGATGACGATGAGTTCTTTGATTGAGAAAACTGGTTTGCCAACTACATGAACACCAATGTCGGCGGTGCGGCTGGCTCTATCTTTAATAAGATGGGTATGGAGACAGCGAAGTCTAAGGAGGCTGGTAGAAAGCTAGCAGAAGCTGTAACTTATGGCCCTGTGTCAGCATTAACTGGGAGTGCGTTGTCTGACCGCGTAAGTTTAGATATGAAAAACTTGTGGTATCGCGAAGGCCGCTACGACAACGACGCACGCCAAGCGGTTACAGGCGAAATTATTGCTAACTTAGGCCCGGCAGTTGGGCTTGGCTTAAACTGGGTAGATGCGTATCAACTTGTTGAAGACGGTCAATACGGTCGTGCGTATGAGAAAGCAGTCCCTGCAATTTTTGCCAAACCTGTAACTGCATATCGTATTAGCCAAGAAGGTGCTACTACTCGCGGGGGTGACATTATTGCTGGCTTGTATCCTGACGAATTTACTTTGTGGGATATAAGTATGCAAGCAATTGGTTTACAGCCGCTCAAGTTGTACAAGGGTCAGAAGTCCGCTATACAAGCTAAAACATATCAGCAAAAAGTACTTGATAAACATAACTCAATACTTAACCGCTTATGGATGGAGCGCGGAACACCTGCATACGTTGATGCTTTAGATAAGGCTCGCGAGTTCACATTACAGTATCCCGATATGCCAATTGACTCAGATGCTATTGACAACGCGTTTGACGCACGGGCTGAAGCTCAAGCTCAAGCTAATGCAATGGGTGCAAGACTCGACGAGAAACTGATGACAAAGACTTTGCCAATGCTTAATTACGGTGCTCTACCTCCAAAGGTAGAAATACGTGGCACTGGAGATAAGCCCAAATAAAAAAATCCCCCGCACTAGGCGGGGGCAAGGAGGGTTGTTTCCAAGGAGAGTAGCAACTGACAACCTGCGTGGAGTGTACTACTTAATTCGCCAAACACGCAAGCCTTTGATGCCATTTTCAATCACGGGTTTCATCAAAACCCTAAATCCAAACCGTTTTGTGGTCGCCAAAATCGCTAGTTCACTTTCTTTCAGCCGTAGGCATGGGACAAAGAACGACCAGCCCACTCGGAACCTGCGCCAATTAATACTATAGTTAACTCCATTAATTCTCATCTTCTTCTGCAACAGCCACATCAGCATCTGAAGTACCTACGAAGGCATCAGTGTCAAGGAAGCCGCCCTTAGAACAATCAAATACAAACGCATCCACTGCCGGAACACTGCCAAGCTTAGTACCTTTTGCCATACGCTTCTTCACCATACCTGCGTACACACCTTCAGCGGTAAGCGAGTTGAGCACATCTTTCAAAGTAATCTGATGATGAGAACACCAAGTCCGTAGCTTCTTAGCAATGATGAAAAGCTTTTGGGTATCTGGTTCCATGCGAATAATTAGCTCACCCGAAGGTTCTAATATGGGTAGCATCTCAACCCCCGTTCGCATATCCACCTTGTCATTGATAACCAAAGAGTTGCGGCGGTGCTCGTTCCAGTACTCACCAATCACGCTTGCATGAGTTGTAGATGGTGGTTTGATTTCCAAGCGCATCTGTGAGAACTGCTTAAGCATCCACTTAAATATACGACCGACGTCAATGTCGATTAAGCCAAGACGTTTAGCAAACAAAGCACCAGCTATGTTGCACGCCGCCACACCTGACCAAAAGCGCTCACGATTTGTAAAACCAACCTTCTTGTCAATTAAGAGTTGAATCTGTTTGACCTCTTGAATACGTTCTTCTAGATTCTCAACCAAGTCGCGCAAGTAAATACGACCTGCATGTCCGTAGTTCGTGTACAGCTTCGGGTAGATATCGTCGGCTTCTTGTTTTGACAGGAGCTTAGTCTCAGGGATTTCATACTCTATTAGTCGCATGAGTTCGCCGTCGGGCGTAGATTTTAGGGCTCTAAGTTTGTCAACTGCCGAAGCGTTGGAAGAACACAACAAAATGGTTTGCCACTTAGCTAAATTTATGCGCTCTGCATTTTCATTAGACTTCATCCGACCACGGCCTCGGCCTTGCGACACGGCATAGGCAAAGTCACTAAACTCATCCGATGACATTTTGGTCAACTCATCGCAACCCAAACCCAAGTTGTTCATAACACCTAGTCGGTGCAAGCGCACGTTCATGGTGTCTCGCTGAATAAGCATCAACTCTTCTGGGTGTCCGTAGACACTGTGCATTGCTTTGATAGTAGTAGTCTTGCCCGTGCCTGACTCATTATTAATCATGTTAATGATTGCACCCTTTAGGTTTAGGTGCTTCATTAGCGGTGCACCGAAAGCAGTGAAGAACCCAAACGCATGCGGCTCAAAGCCTTCACGATCGTATACGTTAATAACTGACTTCCACTCATCCAAAGAACCAACAGGCGTAAACCAATCAGCCAACTGTGCGGTGTAACTAGATGGTGGACTGTACTTGTCACCCTCGGCACTAATCTCGGTATCCCCCACAACAAACGATTTATTCTTGTCTGTCCACCCAAACTGTGAACGCATAATTTCTGCTCCTTCTTTGTATTGCATCTCTTTAACAGACCGCACTATGTATCCCATGATGGAATCCATTTGTTTCTTTAGTGCAATCACGCCAAACCACGCCAACTTTTCTCGTAACTTATCGGCAGTAAGTAGGTCAACTGCTGACAGCGCAAACTCTTTGACTCCGTCTTTCGGTGTATGCAGACG